GCATCACGTACATCAATCGGCATCGGGGTCTCCCAGTGCACACGTGTGCACCGTCTACTTCCCTTGTGCCAGCAACTCGGTGCAGCCTGGCGCGTTGTTCGGGCATACACTCGGAGCGCCATCAGGGAAGGACTGCAGACACCATGAGCAGCCGAATGCCTTGCGGTCCTGATCGTGGAGCTGCTGCTTCAGCGCATAGCCCATCAGCGGCCACATCTTCTGCACTGCATTCTCGCGGGCCGCCTTGCGACCGATCTCGGCGTCGAAGTTCTCTGGACTGGCGCATGCACTCTCGCCAGTGACGGTAAAGCCATTGCGCAGGACCAGCACGCAGAAGGTAAGCAGGGAAAGCGCGGGCGGCTGGGAGTGTGCGACCTCGCCAGTTTGATCCGCAGTTGCCATTGCAGCTCCCTGCTCAGCAGTGAAGTAGTGTTCGCTTGCGATATTGGCCGCGATGTCGGTCGGCTTGACACGGGGTGCGGTCTTCCCTTTGGCGATGATTTCTTGCTCGATTGCTTGATCGTTCATTTCAGCTCCTGGTTTGAAAATGCACTTCAAAAGGTCGACCCAGCCCACAACTTTCGGTCGAGGTCCGTCCAACAAATGCTTGGGGTACGGCGCCGATCGAATTAAGATGACGCTGTACAAATAAAAAAGCCCGGATTACCGGGCAAAACGAACAATCAGCGTTGTATCCGCCGCTCTGGAGCGGTTCGAGACAAGACCACCACCTTTCGTCGTAGGGGATTCTGTGGACAGTAAACGCAAAAAAGCCCGCATCGGCGGGCTGTAGTGACACTGAGTGCATCATGGCGAAAAATATATCCGTCTGGAACGCTTTCGTCAACGCATTATTTGCCATGATTCAATGTTTCCGCTCAGATGTTGTTAGGGCACCCCGGTTCGCTGTCGTAAACCAGGCGCCTACGCTCAAAAGGTCCGGGCGGTGCGATGAAGCGATACGGCATCTCCTGCAGGATCAAACCACTCTCAGCGAAGTACGGCGCGAGGCGCTGGATTGCTTGGTCCTCTAGGCCCCGCAGCAGGTTTTTCATCTTGTACGACGCCCGCACGTATTTCGTATGGCTCCCCCCGAAGTGCGCAGCCAGGTCGCGCGAGCTGATGTCGATCCGCTTGTGGTTGGCGAACATGCGGCCGAGCATGACGTCCAGAGTGAGCGGTTTGATGCGCGAGAACCTTGGCGCCATCCATTTCGACAGGCCATGGATTGCGGCGATGCGTTCGGCCGAGAAAGCAAAGCGCCGATCGCCGTCCACATCCTCGAAATCCGTCACGCCATACTTCGCCTGCAGCACCCACATCTCTTCCGCAGGTAGCCGCGTCTTGATCGCCTGGGCGATAACCGCGCACTGTGCCCGGACGTCCAGCGCGCTCAGTCCGTCGAAATCGACCGTACCCACGCGATCGCCGCGCAGCTGGTCGAGCCAGTGCCGCTGCTGCTCGGACGGCAAGTCGAGCTGCTCCATCACCCGCAGCAGTGCCGACCTGAATGGCGTGCCTGGCGACGCCTCGTGACTCATCACCACGAGGGCGACCTGCACCGCCTGCGCGGCGCTCTGAAAAATTCCCTGCTGTCCCTGCTCCATGTTCGCTGCTCCCATTTACGCTTCCCCTTTGGTCTCAAGACGGTATTGACCGTCCACGTATCGATATCGATTGCCCTTGCCGTCCAACACCACCGTCGAATTCCCCTTCTCGTCCTTCAGCACCCGCCAGCCAGGCGGCGGCTTCGTACCGACCGCGTGTCCATTCTCGCTGGCGTAGAACACCGGCTGACCGTTCATCCCGGCCCGTATCTGCCGGTCGATGTGTTCCTTGCCGAAGGCTTCTCGCATCCCGTCGATCCAGGAAGCGACCGTCGGCATCTGCTGCCTCATGCTGCCCTTGCTCATGCTGTTTCCTCCCTCAGTCTGTCTAACCTTAAAAAGGTGGGCGAAAAGGTTAGACGGCTGGAACCCTCATGGATGCTGGTTCTACCTAACCTCCTAACCTCCCTAACCTGTTTTGAAGTTTCACCAGTAATCGGCAAGCCGATCCCGAACCCGTTGCGCGCGTATACGCGGGTGTGCGCATGTGCGCATGCAGGTTGGCGAGGTTGGGAGGTTGGGAAACCCACTATCCATGCGGCTTCCAGCCGTCTAACCTCAAAAACAGTAGGTTGGACGGTTGGCCGACGTTGGACGAAACGAGCCGTCACCGTTACCGACGAATGCACCTTTTCCGCCGGCGCGCATGGCGCCCACGATCCCTGGTGCTTCGCCGGTGCGGTGCCGACAGCGTGTTTAGAACGGCAGATCATTGTCCGCCTCCATTGGTGCTTCCCCGGCCGCCTGCGCGGCCTCAGGACGCTCGTAGTAGTACTCCCGTGCGCCCTTCTCTTCGCGGCCCTTTCTCCACCCCAGCTTGCGCATGATCGCGCCAATGCGCATCGTTTCCGCTCGCGCTGGCCCCATCTTCGACAGCTCGAAATGCAACGCGCGCGTCAGCAGCTCGCGCGCTGTGACCTTGTCGATCTTGCTGGCCATGGTCGGCTTGCCGTCGACGTCAGTGCCCTCCAGGTACTCCCAGATCCGGCCATGCCACGGGTCCGGAATTTCACGGCTCTCCTGCATCGGGCTGATCAGGCGCACCTGCTGCTCGTATGTCGGCCACCACTGCACGCCGGCGTTCATCATGGCGATCGCCTCGCCGAACAGCTGGTCGCGGTCGGCGATCAACGCGTCGATGTCCAGGCGGCCTGTCTCAACCGGCCAGAAGCGGCGATTACCGGTCGAGTCCTTGAAGTAGGCGTCCTCGTTGGTCGTGGCCGCGAAGGCACAGCGGCGCGGCATGTTCTTCATCCGGCGGCCGTACGGCTCCCGGAAGCGGTCGACCGTGGACGACATGAACGCCTTGATCGCGGTGACCTCCGAGCGGTTGAACTGCTCCAGCTCGGCAACTTCATACAGCAGCACGCCCTGGATCGACAGGTAGCCGTCCTTCTCGCCCATGCGGAAAGGCGTGTCGGCGAACCAGTCGCCGCCCAGCACCTTCAGGGCCGTCGACTTGCCCCGGCCCTGGCCGCCCTCGAACACAGGCGCGTGGTCGTTCTTTACGCCAGGCCGATAACCCCGCACCACGATCCCGATGAAGAACATCGTCGCCACCAGGCGCAGGTACTCGGAGTCGGTCGCGCCCCAGTAGGTGCTGAGCGCGGTGGCCACGCGCGGCTGGCCGTCCCACATCCCGGCGCAACGGTCGAAGTACTCGACCACCGGATTGAACGCGTGCTCGCGGGCCGCCTGGGCGACGCCGCGCTCGATGTCGCCGATCGCCGCCAGCAGCAGGCTATGCTTGCTGGCCATGTACATGCCCAGGCGGAAGTCGTCCGACTCGGTCCACTCGCCCGGCTCGCTCGGCCAAGGCGTCTTGCGGCGCTTCACCTGCAGGCCCGAGAAGAGGTCGAGGCCGACCAGGCCGATCAGGCGCTCGTCGTTCTGCATCACGGTGTAGACGTTTTCGCGGCATCCCTTCACGCCGCCATTCCCGGTCTGGATCAGCCATCCCCGCAGGTCCTTCGGTGGGCGCTTGCCGGCGCCAGCTGGAGGTGGGGTAGAAGTCCCTTCAAACTGGCTGGCGCCCTGCTCGTCCATCCAGGCCGGCACGTCGTCGGCCTGCAGCGGGTCGACCTGCTCGCCTTCAACCTCTGCCGGCGCGACGCGCAGCTTCGTGGCCCAGGCAAGGACCTCGTCCTCACTGGCGCCGCCTTCGATCAAGTCGGCCACGTCCCAGCCGTCCGGCACGGCGCCAGGCGCCGGGATATCGACGAAGCACACGCGGTTACCCTGGGCGCGGAGGATCTCGGCAACTTTGTTCATTGCCACCATGCCGGGCTGCTCGTGCTCAGGCATGACCCGGCCTTCGTGCTCGTGTTTTTCCTTGTAGACCTTCGCATCCGCGTCAGGCCACAGGATGACGTCACGGTCGCTGATCTGCGACCAGTCGCTCTTGACGACGGCCTTGCCGCCACCTGACCACGAGATCACGTCGAACGTCTCATGCATCACTGGCAGCGCGTCCGTCGCGTCAACGCACTTCTCGCCCTCGAGGACGAGCACCGGCAGCTCTGACCGGAATGGTCCGCGCAGGTACAGGGGCCGCGGCTCCGGGAACGCCATCCAACGCCATTCACGCGCCTTCGAGTCAGGGTGCTGCGCAAACACGCACGGCAGCACTTCCTTGCCCTTGCCATCGGAGCGGATGAACCGGTAGATCACGCCCAGGAGCTCGCCGGCGGTGTTCCGGTACTCCCACAGCGCCTCGGGCTTACCGCGCACCACGTGGGCCTTCGGATAGGGTCCTGCATCGGCCGGGACGGGCAACAACGGCGCCCAAGGCGTGCGCGCTTTTCTATCGCCGGCCGGTGCTTCTACCCCTTTGCCCGCTTGCGCCGGCGTGGGGTTTAACGAGGTTTTAGGCTTCGCCGAAATGGAGATCGGCCGTGATGGGTTGCGCAGACCGTCCGACTTGGTCAACTGGACGCCGAGCTGCTCGGCGAGGGCGGCGCAGGCTTGCCCAGGACGCAGGTCGTGGATATAGCCGTAAAGCGAGATCAGATCGCCACCGGCTTCGCCGTCGGCAGAAAAGTCGGACCAAACCCCGGCCTTTTCGCCAGTCAGGCGAATGCGCAGGGACTGGCCAGCTTCGCCCGATCGGGAGCCGATACAGAACTCGGCGCCCTGCCGCTGGCCTGCCGGGAACCACTCCGCCAGAAGCGTTTCAATTGAGTTGAGCGCTGCGCGCCCAACTGAAGCAAAATCGTCGAGCGTCACGCGTCCGCCTTCGCCTTATGTGGGACCAGCAGGTCACCAATACGGGATGGGATGTTCTGGTAGTCAAGGGCGCCTTCACGCATCACGGACACGCGCGCACGGTGGCGTTCGGACAGGGGGCGTGGCGCGGGCGCAGGCCCGACGGTCGTGTGCACGTCGGCCAGGTCGACCAGGTCGGCGAACGATACAGGCTGTTTCATACGCCCTCCGCCCGTACCGGCATGGCATACACGCGCATCATCAGCGCGACCAGCTCGGAGATCGTCTTCTGCATCTCGTCGGCGCCGGCACGCAGCCTTGCTTCCTCGCGCGGGTCGATCTGGTCGTCCGCCGTGGCCTGGTTGAATTCACTCGAGAAGCTGCCCAGCTTGGCGTACAGCTCGTTGAACTTCTTCAGCAGGTCGACGTTCTCGACTTCCACCTCCGGCAGCTTCACGAACGTACCGCCGCTGACTGCCGCGACCGCCTCCGCGAAATGGGTGGTGCCCGAGAACTTCTGGATCTGCAGCGCGGTCTCGACCAGCACGCCCTGCCCCTTGCGTTCGTAGATGCGGTTTTCGATTGCGTCACGGCTCATGCCGAGGGCGCCCGCGATCGCATCCCATCCACCAGGGAAGGCCTTGATCATTGCCAGGTACGATTTCTTGATGTCCACAGTGAACCCCTTTTCCTGTGGTTGTCCGTCCGTAAACAGGCAACCTACTATTGCTACATCGATAAACATTAACCTAGGCAATTTCCTTATGGAAACTTTTAGGCTGTACGAACCCCTTGGCGTAATGCCAGCTCAACAGTGGTAATGAATTGGTGTTGACGCTAGGTCAGCGCTTTACCAGGATCCGCTGAGACGAATCCAGGAAGGCCGGGAGGACGATCGATTACTCATGGATCAGGCCCTCTTGCTCTAGGCTGTCACACGCTGTTAATGCCGGAGCAAGCTCAGGCCAGATGCGTTGCCAGTCATCCGGGAACATCTCCCGGCGCGTTACCAGCCCGCCAGTCGCTGATTCGATAGCAGCCGCGTGTATCACGGGCACAGGTCTTTTGCCATCAGCCCATCGACATAGGTCAGGCGCATGGACACCAATCGCGCGGGCCAATGACGCCTGACGGCCGCGTTCCTGTGAGAGATATTGGGATAGGTTCATTGCGTCAGATTAGCCTAAGGCTAAACAATGTGCAAGCACAAAGTTAGCTTAAGGCGAATTTACATGCTTAGCCTAATGCTAAATAATGCTCAGATGAATACTATTGAGACTATCCACCGAGAAAACCTGCAGGCCCTTGCCAGAGAATTTGGGGGCGTTGCGGCTGTCTCTTCAAAAATTGGCTGTAGCCCATCTCAGTACAGCCAGTGGATGAATGGCTCAGAGAATTCCGGCACTGGGAAGCCGAGGGGTATGCGGCAAAGCTCTGCGAGGCGAATCGAGGAAGCTACCGGGAAGCCAGTTGGGTGGATGGATCGGTCTCATATAGAAGAGCCCTCGACGCAAGCTCGGCCGTTTGATGAGAATGTCGTACCAGCGGCCGTCGGGCTGCGCCCCATTCCCGTAATCTCGTCCGTCCAGGCCGGAGCCTTGCGGGACATGGAGAATCCTTATTCACCGGGGGACGGCTATGCATACGAGTACACGGATCAGGATTTATCACCTTGGGCCTTCGCACTTGACGTCGAAGGCCTGTCGATGAGCCCAGAGTTTCGGCCTGGTGACCGCATCATTGTCGAGCCCGAAATGTCTCCAAATCCTGGCGACTTCGTGGTAGCGAGAAATGGCAGTGAGCAGGCCACCTTCAAGAAGTACCGGCCTCGTGGAATCGACGGTGCTGGTCATATGATTTTTGAATTGGTTCCGCTTAACGATGATTATCCAACTCTACGCAGCGACACCGAACATTTAACGGTTATTGGCGTGGTAACTGAGCATCGCAAAAAACTTAGGAGATCGTAATAGGTGGGTCGAAGTGAATTTGTAGAAACAGAAATAACGACGATCCCTCGAATAATGCTTCGCCTTCGCGCAGGATCAGACAATTACGAGACGGTACCGGATTTATCGAGCTTGGAACCCCTGCGCGTTTTAACTTCGGAACTGCGCGCGGTAGGCGCAGAGCCCCACCGCCTGCTCGCAATGCGGGTACGCGACCAAGGAATGGAGCCAATGCTATTCGAGGATGACTGGGTCGTTATCGACACTGGCGATACCGCTCGGCGAAGCCGTGAAGTGTACGCAGTAAATTGGAACGACGAGCCCTGCGTGCAGCAGTTGGTGGAGCGCGGCGGCCAATGGTACCTAAGCTCGGTGAATCCTGAGTTCAAATCGATCAATGTCCGCAGCGGCCACCTCAGCATTGTCGGTCGCGTCGTGTATCAGCCTGGCCGCACCGTTGCCGGGAAGCTCTAAGGCGCACCGGCACGCCACGATGCCGAATTTGAACTGGCTGCACAACGATGGCTCGAATATTTCAAAATCCTGTCAATAACCATGCCGAATCGGTCGACTTCGGGTCAACGGTTGCGGCTTTTCTTCTCGGCTTTATCTACCTCGCCTACAAGGGCCTATGGTCGCACGTCTTTATTTGGCTGGTGCTTGTTATTCTTCCAAGCGTGCTCAGCGGAGGAATTCTTTCGGTGGTGACTGTTCCCTTTGCCGCTCTACTATATGCCGCCAGTATTCAAGGGATTCTTGCTCGCCGTTTCTTGAACCAGGGATGGACCGAAGTTGGCGTAGTAGGTGCGAGGCCAAGTTACGAGGACCGCGAACTGGCAGCCTCAACCGCAGCGATCCTAGCTGGCCCTGATCCAATGCTTCCTCGCCCCTCGATAGGAAAGAAGGCGAGTGACGTCAAACTGTGTCCGTATTGCGCGGAAGAGGTGAAGGTCGCCGCAGTGCGTTGTAAGCACTGCCAAGCTGACATATCGGTAGCTTCAAGCCACCTATGAGAGCAAGTACGGTGTAAACCTTAACAGCCGAGCACTTCCCTATGCCCCGCAAGCCGGGGCTTTTTTTCGTCCGAACAATTCATGTCCGCACGTGACTTCCGCACAATTTAGCCTAAGGCTAAAAATAAAGCTTGTCGTAGATTTAGCCTTAGGCTAAAGTACTCCACTTCTAGAGCTCGGCAACCGCAGAGCGTTATTTGGAGAACCTTGCGATGAACCACTTCAACGTTACGGTACGCACCACCGGAATCCCCACCTACTACACCGACGCCGTATCTCAATCCGCTGCCGAAGCTGGCGAACGCGCAGCTGATCGCTTCGCTGACGTCCCGTGCGGCATCACCGTTTCGCCTGGGCGGCCATCGTGAGCACCGCGACCCACCACGCTCCGCTCGGCACTGGCGACCTTCACCAGGCGCTTGAAGGCGCAGGCCAGCTCTCCGTCCTTAACTCGTTCTGCGCCTCTGTAAAGTGCTCGCCCGCTGATGTCTCCACCGACGGCGTCCACATCGAACTGCCTCGGGTTCTCGATCTGTGGCGCTCCCGCGGCATCGAGGTCGCCGAACCGATCCGCGCACCGCTGCAGCCAAAGCCAGGCTTCACCGGTTGGCTGGTACACGTCCGCATGCCGCGCGCTGAGTTCGATATCGGCTTCTTCACTCCCAATACCGCGCACGCCGGCAAGACGCCGAAGACGGCCCGCAAACCCGGCCTGGAGCACGCATGACTACCACTGATATCGCTGCACCGGCGCCGGCCGAACAACGCATCGTCGTCGACGAGCTCGTCACCGGCCAGGGCGTGTATGGCCTGTACGAACTAGGGCGCATGCGCCGCTCGCCGGACAACCGCAAGCGCTTCAATGAAGCCGCGCTGCAGGAGCTGGCCGCCAGCATCAAGGCGATGGGCGTTGCCCAGCCGATCCTGATCCGCCCGGTCACGCCAACGCCTGAGGCGCCCGAAGAATACGAGATCGTCGCCGGGGAGCGCCGTTACCGCGCGTCGATCATCGCAGGCCTGGCCACGATCCCTGCCCTGTGCCGCAACCTGAGCGACCTGGACGCGGCGAAGATCAGAATCCTCGAGAACCTGCAGCGTGAAGACCCGCATCCGATCGAGGAAGCCGAGGGATACCAGCTGCTGATGAGGCAGCACGGCTACGACGCCGACCAGCTGGCCGAAGAGGTCAGCAAGAGCCGCTCATACATCTACGGCCGGCTGAAGCTGTGCGCGCTGACCGACATGGTCCGCGACAAATTCTTCGAGGGCAAGATCTCGCCGTCGATCGCCCTCCTTATCGCGCGCATCCCCGTGAAGGCGCTGCAGGAGAAGTGCCTCCTGGAGATCATGGAAGCCTGGAATGGCGTGATGTCCTTCCGCGCAGCTGCCAAGCACATCGAATCTAATTACATGCTCGATCTTAAGAAGGCTGTGTTCAAGATCGAGGATGCGACCCTGCTGCTGGAAGCTGGGGCCTGCAGTGTCTGCCCGAAACGCGCAGGCAACCAGCCCGAGGTGTTCACGGACGTCGGTGCAGACGTCTGCACTGATCCGACGTGCTTCAAAGCGAAAGGCGAAAACCATCGCGAGCGCGTCAAGCTGCTAGCGCACGAAGCAGGTACCCCGGTCATATCCGGCGACGCGGCAAAAAGAGTGATGGCGCGGTCGTGGGTGAGCGAGCTCAAGGGTGGCTATGTGGCGGTCGACGAGCGAATGTTCATCGGCGGAAAATTCCAGACCTATCGCGAGCTTGCCGGTGGCGCACTTCCGCCGACAACGCTGCTAGAAAGCCCATTCGACAAGACACTGCACCATATTGTCCAGCTGCCGGCGTTGGAAGCGAACGGCGTCGCAGTGCCAAGTAAGGACACCTCCAGCAGCGCTCGCGAGCGAGAAATGGAAGCAGCGGCAAAGCTCGAGCGCGAATACCGCAAGCGCCTGCTGCGCGCGACGCACGACGCCTCCCTGATGATGAACCTGGTCGACGAGGATCTGCGTCTCGTCGCCGAACAGATGCTCGACAACCTACCGTGGGGGACTGTCCCGACGAAGTTCTTGATCGAGCTTTACGGCTGGACGGAAGAGATGTTCAACTCGACGCGCCGGCCAAGTATCAAAGCTGCAGTCGCCGCGCTCACACCTGCTCAGTTGAACCAGTTCATTCGTGACTGCGCACTGTGCCGGGATATCGAAATCAACGTCTATTTCTTCTCTGCCGACAAGAGTAAATCGAAGCCGGAGAACATGCTCGCGTTCGCCGAGCGGACCAAGGTCGACGCGAAAAAGATCCGGGCCGAGGTCGATGCCGAGGCGCAGGCGAAGAAGGACAAGAAGAAGCCGGCGGCGAAGAAGGCTCAACCTGCTGCCACGCCGCCAAAACCAGCCCGGAAGGTGAAAGCTGTGCTGCCGAAGCAGGTTGACCTCATCGAGCACGCATCACTCGACAACTTGGCGGCGGCGCCACCGAAGATCGACGTCGATCACATGCAACTAGCCGACATGGTCGCCTTCGTTCGTGCCCATCCCGAACGACTGGCCGAGCTGACGCAAATTGTCCTGCACCATCCCCGCGGCGAACTCCTCAGCATGCTCCAGACCGCAGCCACCGGTGCGGGCTACACGTACGCGCCTGGCGGGGTCTGGACAACCGAAAAGTTACCCAAGAACGCATGGCCCTTCCCGACCTCGAGCACGGGCACTCGCTCGCCTGAGGCGGTGGCATGACGCAATTCAGCGAAGGCGCGATCAGCAGCATGGTCCGCGCCCTCTTCAAGGATCGACGCGACCTTGCAGAAAGCGTCGAGTTCTGGCGAGCAAATGCAGCGCGCGCACCCGCCGGCTTCGCCCCAATGCCGGTGCTCGACGTGGAGCTGCAGGAGAACACGGCCGCCTTGGTCGAGCTGGCCGAGGGCCCGGCGCCATGGATTAAGCAGCACAGCGACTGGCCTCTTATCTCTAACAACTTACCCACCACGAGAACCTCGAAAGACCTATGAAAAGGATCGACATGAAAGCAATCGAACAAGGATTCGTCGCAGCCGCTCGCAGCTGGGGCGCCGACCTCGCTGCGAGCCTAGCGTCATTGCGAGTGCAGATGCAGAACGTTCGCCTGGTGCCAGCCGTTGAGGGACCTGCTCCCTACGGCAACATCATGGCCCTCGTCGCGCACCTCTGCGACCAGGATGAAAACCTGCGCATCTGGCTGCTGCGCTGGCTGGCCTACCAGCTGCGCAACCCAGGCGCGAAGATGTCGACCGCGTTGATCTTCAATGGCGGCCGCGAGTCCGGCAAGCGGCTGTTCCTGAAATACGTCGTCGCCCAGCTCTTCCACGAAGATGCACCTTGGATTCGCGCGCACCAGCTGCACAACGTCTTCAACGACTGGGCCAGCGACGGCGGGCTGGTCATGGTCGAAGGGCCGGTCTCGCGCCGGCATCTCGAGCGCATGAAGGCATATATGGGAAGCACCGCCCTGGTCATCGAGACCAGAGCAGCCCAATCTCGCAAGATCCCAAACACGCTCAACTTCATCTACCTGAGCCACGAGGACGACTTCCTTCCCGCAGGCCTGTTCTGCCAGCGCTTCGTCGTACTCGACGTGCCGCCCGCGCGGCAACCGGCGTTCTATCACGCCATCTTGCACGAGATCGCCTGCGGCGGCGTGGAGTCATTCCGCGACTTCCTGCTGCATCGCCTCGAGATGGGCAACTTCACCTCGAGCACGCCGGCGCCGGCGCCCCAGATGCACGGTGGCCAGCAGGAGGCAGCGTAATGGAAAAGGTAAATGCCAATGCACCTCACTTCTCGTACATGATCTCCCCACGCGACCAGGCCGTGGGCGGCGGGTGGAGGCTGCAATTGCTCGAAGCGGGAATTGAAGTTGGAGGGGGAGCCTTCCCGGTCACCGAGGATGTGAGCGAGGATCAGGCCTATTTCGATGCATCCGGCGAGGGAGAGGACTGGTTGCTGTCGAGGGCACTTTTGCGAACCGCTGCTGTCGCCCAGGCAGGCGAGGAAGTCGCATGCACGTGCCCAAGCGGCACTGGCTCGTTGCACTGGCCATGCCCGCGGCATCCTGCTGCGAATACCGTTCAGCTGCACGACGCTATGATCGATATCGAAACACTCGGCACCAAGCCGGGATGCGCGATTCTTAGCATTGGCGCCGTGATGTTCGGCCCGGACGGCTTAGGCGAGACGTTCTATGCACCTGTGCTGCCTCAGTCGTGCAGCGACGTCGGGCTCACGATCGACATTGGCACGGTCACTTGGTGGATGCGCCAGAGCGACGCCGCCCGCAAGGCCGCCTTCCCCGACGATGCGGTACCGCTGCCATGCGCCCTGGCCGACTTCTTCGACTGGTTCCTGACACAAAAGGCGAAGAGGCCCTGGTGCCATGGTGCGATGTTCGATGTACCCATCCTCGACGCTGCGTTCAAAGCATGCGGCATGGCGCCACCGTGGGAATTCTGGAACGTGCGCGATACCCGCACGCTTTACGACCTGGCGGGCGTAAAAATCGACCGTAGCAATTACACCCATCACAACGCGCTCGACGATGCGAAGGCACAGGCTGAAGCCGCAGTGAAAGCGCTTTCGATAATTGCTGGGCGCTCAGCATCACCCGACTTGGCGCAGGCCGAGGAGGCAACGCTTTACCGCAAGCTGACAGGTGTCGCGATGGCACTCGGCTATCAGGGGTTGGTCGACGCCCTTGCTGATCTGGGGAAGATACGTGTCAGTGCTTCCGAGGGCGTAGCCGCGCGCGACGTGTTGGCCGAGCGACGCCGCCAGGTCGAACAGGAAGGTTGGACGCCTGCACGCGACGACCAGTACAGGGGCGGTGAATTGTCGATGGCGGCTGTTTGCTATGCGAATACTTTGGCAGCAGGCGGCGCAGCACCCCATGCATGGCCATGGCCCGAAGCTTGGTGGAAGCCGAGCGACGAGCGCTGCAACCTCGTCAAAGCGGGCGCCCTGATCCTGGCCGAGATCGAGCGCCTGGACCGTGCTGACCGAGCAGCAAAAGAAGCACGGGAATGCACCAGTTGCGATTGGAAGGGAACGACAGACCGCATGCTCGGCAGCATTGGTCCGCTTTGCCTCGCTTGCGGTGATACCACCGAGTTGAGCGGCACACCGAACGGAGGCATCGCATGAAGCGCACTACTGCTGCAGCAATCGCAGTCCTCGTCCTCGTGCTGACGCTGGCGGTCTACGCTCCCTGGCTGCCGCTGTACATCCTGCTCTGGTTTGGCTGCCCGGACTATAACGCCTTGGGCGGCTGCGGCGATTACTACCCGCTCGGCTTCATCCTGGTGCGCGTCGCGGTCGTCGCTGGCGTGTTCATCGTCGGTCGGATCTTGTGGAAGCTGGCAACGAAAGGCGGTGCTGAATGAAGACGGCTGAATTGACCGGCGCATTGCTGGATTACTGGGTCGCGCGTGCGATGGGCTATCAGACAGACATCACGAAAATTAAACCTGGCGGCGACTGGTGCGATATCGAAATGCGCAACGTAGCCCCGCCAGACTTCACCATCAGCGGCGAGCATTCTGCGTGCGATATTGCGATGGTCCCAAACGCAATTCGCGAGTTTCCGGCCTGCGTTATCGGGCAGAAGATCGGACGTGGCAAATACCCGTATCGCTCCAGTTGGTTCTACCCATCAAAGGTTTGGGATCACGGCGGGCCGATCATCGAACGCGAAAAGATCGACCTGATGCATGTCGAACATCGGCCGGCGATGGGCGGCAAGCCAACCGAGCCGTGGAACGCCAGCATGCAGGCGCTTTCCATCGACAACCCCGACTGGGACAGCATGTCAGGTACAACGCCGCTGGAAGCCGCCATGCGGGCGTTTGTCGGTTCCCGCTTTGGGGTGACAGTCGACGACATGCTTGCTGCCGCCTGGGTAAAAAGTGCGCCACCGAATATTCGTGAAATTTCACGTTAATTCCTAGTGCGAGAAATCAGCATGACGACCACCGACAACGCAACAGAGCCAGCGAAGGAATCAAAGAAGCGCGGCAGGCCACCGACAGGGAAAGCCCTGACCGGATCTGACCGGCAGGCGCGCCGGCTTGCGAAGCTCGAGGCCGAGGGTAAGACCGTGCTGCCGCAGGCGGTCGTCTCATTCGAGGTACAGCAGGCCTTGATGAATTACATCCGCTTCAAGGACATGACGCTTGGGGATGCCCTCGATCGAATTGTCCGCGACAGGCTGCTAAGAAAGCGCTCTGGCCGGCGACGCAAGCGGTCGCCAGAAACCAACCACAGTCCGCAGTAAATTACAACCACCGGCCGGCAGTGATCGCCGTCTAAAAGAGTCAGAACCAGAATGCTACGCTACGTCACCATCTCAAAATTTGCACTGGAATCGGGTTACTCCGAGGACGCCATTCGGACAAAAATCCGGGACGGTATATGGGGGGAGGATCAAGTATGGAAGAAGGCGCCTGACGGCCGTGTCTTAATTAATGTAGAGGGGTATCAGGAATGGGTCGAGACGGCCGAGGTGTTAAAGCTGCATCGGAAAGCAGCATCGAAA